ACCGATCCGCGCCGGGTCGCGAAGTCCGGTGCGGCGCAGGACGCCGCGCAGATGGCCGCGGTCGAGATCGCCGCCACCGGCGCCGCAGCGCCGCCCCGAGACATAGCACCCCAGGGCTGACCATGACGGACATCATCGAACCGGCCGGCAGCGATGCCGCGCCGGAGAGCGCTGCTGCGCCCATCCTGGCGCAGCGCGCCATCACGGCACCGGCGACCGTCGATCGTGCCGCCCGCACCGTCGAGGTGGTGTGGAGCACCGGCGCCCGCGCCCGCAACTTCGTCCCCGCCCTCGGCCTGATCACCGAGGAGCTGGAGATGTCGCCGAACGCGGTGCGCATGGACGCGCTGCGCTCCGGCCACGCTCCCGTGCTCGACACCCACCGCCGCGGCGGGGCGCGCGACGTGCTCGGCCGCGTCACCGCCGCCCGCCTCGAGCGCGGCCGCGGCTACGCCACGCTGCAGTTCAGCACGGCAGCCGACGTCGAGCCGGTCTGGCAGCGCATCGCCGATGGCACGCTCCGCGCGGTCAGCGTCGGCTATCGCGTGCACCGCTACGAGCCGCGGCCCGATCCCGCCACCGGCGAGACCGTCCACCGCGCGGTGGACTGGGAGCCCTTCGAGATCTCCGTCGTGCCGGTCCCGGTGGATCGCGATGCGGCGGTGCGCGGCGAGGCGTCGCAGGGCGCGCCCGCCATCGCCCTTGAACCCGCCCTGCCCGACGAGGACGTCCCCATGCCCGAGACGACGCCGGAGACCCCGGCCGCGCCGGCCGCCCGGGACGTTCCCGCGCCGTCTGCGCCGCCCAGCCCACCCCAGGAGACCCCCGTGACCACCACGCCCAGCCCCCCGGCTCCGGAACCCACCCGCGCCGCACCGGACCTCGACGCCGTCCGCGCCGAGGCGAGCCGCGCCGAGCGCGAGCGCATCGCCGGCATCGACGCCGCCGTCGAGGCCGCCCGCGCCCTGCTGCCGGCCGAGCGCATCACCCCGATCCGCGCCGAGGCCATCGCCCAGGGCTGGACCGGCGACCAGGCCCGCCGTGCCCTGTTCGACGCCCTGGTGGCGCAGGGTCCGCGCCCGTCCATCCCCGCCCGCCCGGAGACCGGCCCCGCCCAGGACGACCCAGCGCAGCTCCTCGACGCCATGGCCGAGGCGCTCGCCGCCCGCGCCATGCCGGGCTACCAGCCGCAGGGGAACGGCCGCCACGCCGAGTTCCTCGGCTGGCGCCCCTCCGACATGCTGCGCGAGCTGCTCGCCCGCCGCGGCGAGCGCAACCCGCCGCGCAACCCGACGCTGCTCGCCGAGCGCGCCTTCCACACCAGCTCGGACTTCCCGCTGTTGCTCGCCGCTGCCGCCAACAAGATGCTGCTCGCCGCCTACCAGCCGGCGCAGCCGACCTACCGACAGATCTTCCTCCGCCGCGACTTCCGCGACTTCAAGCCGCACCGCCACCTCCGCATCGGCGACTTCCCGACCCTGCTCCCCCTCGCCGAGAACGGCGAGATCCAGGTCGGCACCATGTCGGAGAGCCAGGAGATCGTCCTGCTCCAGACCTTCGCCCGGCGCCTCCGCGTCACCCGGCCGATGCTGGTCAACGATGACCTCGGCGCCTTCACCGACTTCGCCTCCATGATCGGCCGCCGCGTCGCCGAGTTCGAGAACGCCACCGCCTACAACCTGCTCAACAGCGCCAACGGCGACGGCCCGACGCTGACCACCGGCAGCGCGCCGGTGTTCGCCACCGGTGCGGCGCGGGCCAACAAGGCCGGCACCGGCACGCCGCTCGACACCGCGACCATCGGCGCCGGCCGCGCCGCCATCATGAGGCAGCGCACGCTGGACGGGCTGCCGATCTCGATGGGCCAGACCATGCGCCTGCTGGTCGGGCCGAACCTCGAGCTCGCCGCCCGGCAGGCGACGGTGGTCGTGCAGGCGAGCGAGACGGCCAAGGCCAACGTCTTCGCGGGCTTCGTGCAGCCGGTGGTCGAGCCGCTGATCCCGGCCAACCGCTGGTACCTGTTCTCCGACCCGGCCGCGGCGCCGGTCTACGTCTACGGCTACCTCAACGGCGCCGAGGGGCCGCAGGTCACCACCGGCCCGGTGCAGGGGGCGGACGGCGTCGAGGTCAGCGTGATCTTCGACTTCGGCGTCGGCGCCATCGACTGGCGCGGCGCCTGGTTCAACCCAGGCACCTGATCAGGCGCACCTTCAGTCCGGCGCCCTGCCGAACGGGTTGCGCACCGTCACGCCGCGCCAGGTGAAGCCGTCCTGCATGTCCTCCGAGAGGAGGGTTCGGCAGCCCGCCTGCGCGGCGCCGGCCAGCATGACCGAGTCCCAGAAGCCGAGGCGATGGGCCGTCACCAGCTCCATCGCCTCGTGGATCACCGCCGGCGTGGTGTCGATCAGCGGGAAGCTGTCCGACCAGCTCAGCACGGCGTCCCGGGCGACCGCCGCCTCTCGCCTTGCCTTGCGCGTCAGCACGACGAACAGCTCACCGAGCGCCTGCGCCGGCACCATCAGCTCGTGCTCGGCGAAGTCGCGCAGCAGGGCGAGCGCGATGTCCTTCCGATCCTGGCCGTTCACGCCCTCGGCATAGGCCAGCACGTTGGTGTCGAGCGCGACCCGCACCTCAGCGCTCGTAGAGCTCGTCGCGGGTCCAGCGGCCGACGTCCATCACCGGCTGCTCCGTCAGGCGGCGCAGCAGGGCCTCGCGCGCAGCCTGCCGATCCGCATCGCCCGACTGGCAGGGCAGCAGCCGGGCGACACGCTCGCCATGCGAGGTCACGGTGAAGGCCTTTCCCTCCTCCCGGACGCGCCGGAGCAGGTGGGAGAAGGAGCGATTGGCTTCGGTCGCCGAGATGATCTCGTCCATGGGCGAGAGAGTAGTGAAATACACTACTCTCTGCAAGGACCCTGGACCACAGGCCCTGGCCGTTCTCCATCACCAATCCAGGAGTTTCCCTGATGCGCAACTGCCTCCGTCCCGACGCGCGCTCCATCCCCATGGTGGTGCCCTACTCGGGAGGTATCCTCGCCGGCCAGGGCCTGCTGGTCGGCGCCTTCTTCGGGGTGGCGGCCTCCGACGCCGCCCAGAACACCAGCGTCGAGTGCGAGACCCGCGGCGAGTTCGAGCTGCCGAAGGAACCCGCGCTTGCCATCGCCCAGGGCGCCCGGGTGTTCTGGGACAACACCAACCGCCGCATCACCACCACCGCCACCGGCAACTTCCAGGTCGGCCTCGCCACGGCGGCCGCGCTTGCCGCCGACGCGACGGTCCGGGTGATGCTGCTTCGCGTGCCGGCGAGCGGCGTATGAGCCGGATCGATCCCAAGGCCACGCGGGGCTATCGCAACTGCAACCCCGGCAACATCGAGCATGTCCCCGCGAACAGATGGCAGGGGCTCGCCGACCCACCCTCGGACGGACGCTTCTGCCGGTTCGAGAGCCACGAGCATGGCATCCGCGCCCTGGCCGCCCTGCTCACCACTTACCAGGACCGCCACGGCCTGCGGACGGTGCAGGGGATCATCACCCGCTGGGCGCCGCCCGGGGAGAACGACACCGGTGCCTATGTGGCGGCGGTGGCGCGGCGCATGGGCGTCGGCGCGGAGGAGCCGGTCGACCTGCACCGGCACGACCAGCTCCGCCCCATGGTCGAAGCCATCATCGCCCATGAATGCGCCGGGCTGGCCTATCCGGCCGCCGTCATCGACCGCGCCCTGACCCTGGCTGGGGTGCCGCCGCCCGCACCGACGACGCTGCGGCAGGTCGCCACCGGCACCGGCACAGGCCGTGGCGCGGTGGTGGTCGGCGCGGCTGGTGTGGCGACCGTCGCGGCCCAGGCCGCGCCCGCCCTCCAGGCGCTCGGCGGCCTCGCGCCGATGGTCGCCATCGCGATGATCCTCGCCGCCATCCTCGGCGTCCTGCTCTGGCGTCTGCAGAGGCCGGCATGACCGCGCTGCTTGCCGCCCTGTGGTCCCGCATCGGCGGCTGGGCGGCGACCGTCCTCGCGGGGGCGGGCGCGGTCCTGGCCCTGCTGGCCGTGGGCCGCCGGCAGGGCCGCGTCGAGGCGGAACGGCAGGCGGTCCAGGATGCCTTGCAGGCAAGGGAGAGGGTCGATGCAGCGTCTGCCGAGTATCGCGCTGACGGCGCTGCTGAGCGCCTGCGCGCCGGCCGGTTCTGAACCGGCCTGCCTGGCGCTGGTGCCGTATTCCCATGCCGTGCAGGTGCAGGCAGCGGAGGAGCTGGCGGCGCTGCCGGCGGGCGCGGTGCTGGCGCGCATGATCGACGACTATGGCGACCTGCGCGCCCGCATCCGCGGGGCCTGCGGGCGATGAGCGCCTTCGCGGATGCGATGGCGGCACTCGTCGCCGATCCGAACCTCGGGGTGGACGCCGTCTACCGCCAGGGCGGCATCGGACCTGCAGTTGCGGTCCGCGTCCTGCGCTCCTCGCCCGACCGCGTGGCCGACGCCTTCGGGACGGAGATCCTCTCGGCCACCGACATCCTCTCGGTTCCCATCGCCGTCCTACCCGACCTCGCCGCCGGCGACCGCTTCGCCCTCGGCCCCGACCTGCTCACCGTCAGCCACGCCGAGCGCGACGCCGCCGGCATCGCCTGGCGCGTCCTCTGCCAGCGATAGGAGCCCGCCCGCCATGCCGCAGAACGCCCTCAGCCTCCTGGAGGTGCTGCGCGACCTGCTGCTCGGCGCCGCCGCCGGGCTCGCCGGCGGCTTCGTGCGCTGGAACAACCCCGATCGCCGCCGCCTCGGCTGGTGCCTGGCCTGGGAGGTGCCCTCCGCCGCGCTGGTCGGCAGCGCCGGCTACGCGCTCGGCGGCTTCCTCGAGTTCAACGAGTACGGCCGGTTCCTCTTCGCCTTCGTGTTCGGCTACCTCGGCCAGGCGGCGCTGCATGACCTCGCCGTCGCCATCATCCGCCACCGCACCGGCCTGCCGCCGGGCGGCGGCACGCCGTGAGGCTCGCGGCCACCATCCTCGGCGACCTGCGCCAGGTGCTCGCGGCCGAGGTCCGCGCCGGCGAGCGCGCGGCGATGACGGCGATCCGCGCCGAGACCGAGCAGGTCAAGCAGGAGCTCCGCCAGCAGGTCACCAGCAGCTTCGGCGGCAACGCCCGCGGCATCGCCCATGCCTGGCGCTCGCAGGTCTTTCCCCGCGCGGGGCAGTCGCTCCGCCCCGCCGGCCTGGTCTGGACCAAGGTGCCCAACGTCATCGACGCCTTCGAGCGCGGCGCGCTGATCCGCGCCAGGGGCGGTCGCAGGTTCCTCGCCATCCCGACCGGCTTCAACGCGGCACGGGGGCGCCGCGGCCGCGGCGAGAAGGGGATGCGGGTGACCCCGGCGCAGATGGTGGCCTCCGGCCAGGGCTTTCTCCGCCCTTTCAGGTCTGGGCGAGGCTTCGTCTGGTGCCTGCCGCTGCGCCAGGGCGAGCAGACCGGGCGCCGCCGGACCCGCCTCATCGCCGGCGGCCTCGCCGAGATCGGCACCGCCAACCGCAAGGGCCGCGAGGCCTGGGCACGCGAGATGCTCGCGCGGGGGATGGTGCCGATGTTCCTGCTGCTGCCGCAGGTGAAGCTCGCCAAGCGGCTGGACGTGGAGGGGGCCGCCGAGCGTGGCTTGCGCCGGCTGCCGCGGCGCTTCGTGGCGGCCTGGGAGCGCGAGAGCGGGAGGCAGGCGCCATGATGGGCCGTCGTGCCAGTCTGTTCCTGCTCCTTGTCCTCTCCGCGCTCGGCTGGCTCTGCATCGGCCTCGCCCTGGCGATCACCTGGGTCGGCGGCCGCTTCGTCGCCTCCCTGCTGGGCTGGGCATGAGCCTCCGCGAGGCCGCGATCGCCGCCCTGCACGCCCGGCTCGCGACGGCGCTGGCATCGCGCCATCCCGCCCCGCTGGTGCTGCGCGGCGAGACCGTGCCGCAGCGCCTGCCGCCCGGTGGCCTGGTCGTGGTCCGTGATGGCGAGACCGTGGAGGAGACGGCGATCCTCTCGCCGCTCGCCTGGGCCATCGAGCATCGCGCCGAGGTCGAGGTCACCGTCGCCGGCGCGATGTCCGCCGCGCGCAGCACGCTCCTCGACGCGCTGCTGGTGGCCATCGCCGCCGCGGTCACCGCCGACCGCACGCTCGGCGGCGCCGTGGAATGGGCGCAGCCCGGCGCGCCCGAGTTCGAGGACGTCGAGGTCGAGGGCGCCGCCGCCGCCCGCGCCGCCTCCGTCCCCGTCGCGCTGTTCTTCACCGTCGCCGGCTCGCCGCTGGCCTGACGCTTCCCCTTCCCGCTGATCCCGGAGATCCCCGATGCCCCGTGCCATCGGCGCCAATTGCCGCCTGCTCATGAGCCCCGAGGCGACCTACGGCACCGCGCCCGCGGGCGGCTGGATGCGCCTGCCCTTCCTCTCCTGCGACCTCGGCGCCGAGCAGCCGCTGCTCGACGCCGACGTCATCGGCGTGGGCTCCAGCCGCGATCCGGCGGCACCCTTCCTCGACACCGTCACGGTGCAGGGCCAGGCGGTGGTGCCGCTGGACCTCGTCAACATCGGCCACTGGCTCCGCCTGCTGCTTGGGGCCCCCACCACCACCGGCACCAGCCCGAACTTCGTCCACAGCTTCGGCTCGGGCGCCGCCGCGCTGCCCTCGAACAGCGTCGAGATCGGCTACCCGGACGTGCCGTCCTACGACCTCTGCACCGGCGTGCGCGCCGACACGCTGGAGCTCGACTTCTCGCCGACCGGCCCCGCCACCGCGACCTTCGGGCTGATGGGGCAGGGCTCGACGCGCGGCGGCACGAGCGCCGGCGGCACGCCGACCAGCGCCGCCTACACCGCCTTCCACAAGGCGCAGGGGGCGATCAGCCGGAACGGCGCGGCGCTCGCCCAGGTGACGGGCGCGCGGCTCACCTACGCCAACGGCATGGAGATGGTGCGCACCATCCGCGCCGACCGGAAGGTGGAGGGGGTGGATCCCGGCATCGCGCGCGCCACCGGGCAGATCACCGCGCGCTTCGCCGACAGCACGCTGCTGACGCAGGCGCAGGACAACGCGCCGGCGGAGTTCGCCTTTTCCTACACGATCGACGCCAACCGCAG